CAGTTAAAAGTGCTAACGGAGCTGCACTTAATCTTTCAGGATTTAATATTAAAGTTCCTAGACTTGGATAAAATGTTCCATAAGAACCTATAGTAGAATTTTCAGAAGCAGCTGCAGTATCTATTGTAGTACCACCTTCTAACGTTCCACTTACTATATTATATTCTGGTGAGAAATTACGTTCATTAGCATTACCACCTTTATTAGTAGATGAATCATCAATTAATTTTACTTGTCCACTACTTGAACTTAAATGTAATTCCCAACCACCTGGTTCAATAGCCTCTCTCATTCTAGCTCTGTTTATTGATATTGCATAAAATTGTTTTGCAGTAGTATTACCTTGAAATGTAAAGTTTGTAGTCTCAGGTGGATTTATTAGATTATTAAACTGACCGAATATTGCAGCTGTAGTTCTATCACCAGTAGCACCTTTTGTTCCTAACGAACCACTACCCTCTCTATGACCATAAACAATTCCAAATTGAATTGATGCAGATGCATTTGCACTAGGATCGTATCTATAAACATCTATGTTATAGTCACCTGTGTTTGTATATTGTGTGGATGAACTGAAAAAAGTGTTTATAGTACCATCACCGTTTTGCCATATACCTGACGTAACAATTCCGATATCTTCACTTACATCTTCAGCTGTAAAATTCTTAAATGCCATTGTTATAATCTCCTATTTAATAGCTTATACTACCACCAGGACCTGTAATAACTCCAGCTGGAGCTCCTGCTTCTGGTGATTCTAAATTTCTTTGTTGTTTTTGTAAAGGATCTGTAGTAGAAGCGGCATCTGCTTTGACACTAACTGTGATAGTTTGTACGAGACCAGAGTTTTGACCTTGTACGGTTATATCAGTAGTTGCAGCTGCATTAATTGATTGTGCTCTCAATGTAATAGATGAACCTACAAAAGTTTTAGTTGCTCCTTGACCATTAAATCTTACTATATTTGTATTACCTATTGTAAAAATATAATTTTCAGCAGGTGAACCTACCGTATTTGGAGAAATTGCTATATCAGTTCCTTCGTCAACGTTAGCATAGTTAGTACTATCAACATTTAGAGTTGCACCAGCTTGAGATTCATTTACTAAAAAACTACGAAATGTAGTTCTATTAGGTGTAGCTTCTAATAAAGACATATTTTCTATAACTGCACCATATGAATCTGTTCCATTAGGATGAGTTACATCATATAATGTGTAATCTATTTCCTCATCACTAAGAGCAAATTTTGTTATGTTTAAATCACCACCAGCTGCTAATATTTCACGACCTCTTTTTGTTAATATTGCATCTACGGTTATACTTGAATTGTCTAAAAATCCCATATTATTGTCTCCAAAGATTGTTGTGTTGATATAACTTTTCTATAAATAAATATCTATGTTTAATTTTTTTTAACATTTTTATCTTTTACCTCGTCTTGGTTTTATCTTTTTACTTTTTCCTTTTTGGTCTACACTTAATTTACTTATACCTTTAGTAGTTGGTACTGCAACAGTTGCAGCTGTTTGTGTAACTATAAATGGTAAATCTCCATCAATAGTAGTCTCTGATGTATTTTTTACACCTTCGTAAAACATTCTTTTAAATGCGGTATTATCTTGATATGATGTATCTAAATCTGTTTCATGTAAAGAACGTGAATTATATAAGTTTTCAAATGAATCAATACTATATCTAGAACTATTATTATAATTATCTTCACTATTGTAAAAGAACTTATATTCTTTATTATTTTCAGAAATTCTTTGATTTGTTATCATAGCACCAGTTGGTTCTGAGTAAATTGAATCAGGTCCTCCGTAAGTAACACTACCACTTATATATAAATTTCTATCATCAAAATTATCATTTGTAGTAAAATTATATAAAGATGGTTTTCTAAATGTATCGGATGAATCTATATTACCTTCATAGTTTGGATATTCAGTTTCTATTTTTAATATTGAATGACTAGCTTCTTGGTAAACACCATCCTTGTCTGAGTTGTAATTAAAATTTGTTACATTTATTTCAGAATCATAATCTATCTGTGTGAAAGATGGATGATTTCTTTGTATTGGATTTTTAGACCTTTCAAATATATTTGGTTCTATGATAGTACCAACTTGTGGTTTAGCTCTCATTGGTAAAACTTTTCTAAATTGTTTAAATATAGATTGGTCGTAATATTTTATCAAATGCATGTAATCCCAAAAATCATTATTACCAGTATACTTCTTAAAATATTTATCTGCAGATTCTTTTAAATCTCTATATTGTAATTTAAAGTTATCACGAGGATCTCCTAGTAAGTCATTAAAATCTAAATTAGCAAACGAAGATATTATGTCATCATTTACAACATCTGTTGGTGAAAAATAAATACCAACTTTAGGAGAATCAACTGGTGAAAAGTCATTTGAACTAAAATCAAATCTTTCAGTCGTACTCAAACTAGCACCACTACCACTTAAGAAATTGTTTTCTATTCTTATCTTATCTGTACTTCTTCTATTCGGTCCATAGTTTGGTATAACTGTTTTTGTTTGGTCAACGACTGACTCAAATGTATTAAGACCACCAAAACCCATTGCATATCCTGGTGATGTGGTAGTTTGATTTGAACTAACATCTCGTATCGTAGTACCATCTGATAATGTACTATTATCATCGAAAGAGTATCTAACTGTTAAGCTTTCGTATGATGATGATGGACTATTACCAACATATGATTTCGGGTCACTTACGTGGTTATTAAAAAATTGTTCTTTTAATGGTTCATTCCACATTCTAAATTCCATCATTGAACCTGAAAGTTGAGCTCCAAAATCATCTGATGGTTTACCACCTATGTATAAAATTCCACTACCTGTCCAAGAAGCATTATACGAAGATGATGTAGAACCAGTTATATGTAAAGTAGTATTTGAATCTTGTATAATTTTATCTATACCATCTGAGTATTTCTTGACAAAAAGTTGATAATTAAAGGAATCACCTATGGTATCTGTGTTAGTTGGTGCCTTTCTTAATGAGACATCATCCCAATATATGGTTGACTCAGGTTTCATGTTTTCAAAACGTATACCTAATTTAGATGTGTTTGGAAATCTAATTGTCTTAGTGACTGTGACATTCTTCCATTCATCCTCAACTAAACCAACAGCATCGGATGATTTAATTCCTCCAAATGTATTTATAGAAGTTTGATTGGAGTTTACGTCTTCGTTCCAATTTACTACGTTTTCATTAGAGTCTAATTCAAATACTCTTAATCTTCCAATAGAATCTACCGTACTACCAGATGCTTTTGCAAATGCACTAAATATATATGTCTCACCCTCACTAACGGATGTAACTGAAGCTGGTTGTGAACCAGAGTTAAATCCTAACGTATACGATATATTATTATCATCTAAGTTAGAATTGTTTATGTGTCGCAATGCTTTAGTTCCAGTTCTAGACACGTTAGAACCGCTAACTATTTCTATCTCACCATATACTGCAGATGTAGAAGAACCAGTTATAAATGGTGGATTGAATAGTGAACTAGTTTCAAATGATGGATGTAAAAATAATTCAGTTTCTACTTTTTCTTTCTTCAACATTACAGAATAATAATCACCATCGTATATCGGTAGTAGTGAAGAACTAACTACAGCAGTGCCACCTGAACCAGACAACGTAAATGATACCGTACCTAAATTATCTGAAGAACCATTATCTTTTAATCCTATAGCCCATTCTGTACCTTTTTGTACCAAAGTTTGATTAGAACCAGTTGCAGCTCTAAATCTAAACTCTACTGTTTCTGGTTTCCTACTAGTATTAGAATCATCACTCCAACTCGCAGATATATGTTGAGCTCCTCTAAATCCTAATGCTCTAGTAAATCTTCTTTTTGTTTCAAAAGGTGCACGTTTAACATCTGCATCTAATCCACCAAATTCTCTAACTTTTAAAATAGTTGATGGTACACCATAACAATTTAATATTGCTTTTAATGAACCAATAGTACCCTTTGACTTCAATATAAAAGGCATACTTGCAATTAATCTTTTTGTTATTTCTTTAGAAACATCAGCCTCTGTTGGTGAGTCTAGTGAACCAGATGTGTAAAGTGAATATGAAGTTCCACTTAATTTTCTACCAAATCCATATCTACTTAAATCTAATAAATCTTTACCATCTTGTGTAGACCAACCTAAAGACTTTGCAAGACTAAAAACCAAATCTTTAGAAAACCCATCCTCTAAATTAACTCTTCTATCTGTCAAATCAGATAGTGATTTTATATAAGACCATATTTCATCAAATTGTTGACCAACCATGTCCATAAAATCTAAAAACTGTATGTTATTAACATCAGTTCTTACATGGTCTGGTAATAGATTTACTAAACGATTTCCATTTTCATTATCGTAAAATGAAGCACTATATATCTGACCAGTCTTACTAGTTATAGAACCATACCAATCTGTGAAATCAGAATTAGATGAACTTACTGGTTCATATGGATTTTCATATGTACCACTTCCTGTCTTTGGCCATGATGCATTTGGAAACTCACCAATTGAACTTGTAACGTAACTTGATTGTTCATAGTACAAATATTTTTCATATCCGTCAAAATTATTTTTTATATTTCTTATATTATCATGATGTGTTTTTAAATCTATCTGACCATTAGTTACACCAACAAAAGAAGCACTTAAAACTTTTTGTTCTTCAATTTGTTGAACTTTATATTTAAAATTTTCTAATCGTCTTTGTGCAGAAGAAAAGTTTACAAAGTTTTCATAATTAGAATAATCTATACTTAATTCTACAGATTTATCTTGTAAGAACTTATCTGCAATTTCGTTTTTTAATCTAGCATCATCTGTAACTAAATCATTATAATTTTTAAGTTCAGTTTGTCTTTTTGTTATTGGTGACTCTTGTGGTAGATTATCCTTTGGTATCAATACCTGAAAATCTTCATCTTCTTGTGCATACCCAACTAGTTCAACTGTTTCTGTTAGTGATGGTAATACTTCTCTTACAACATATACAAAATCTTTTTCATTTATATCATCTGGCAACGGTTCATATGTTTTATATACTATAGAATGTGGTAGAGTGGGTATGGTTTTATTATCATATCGTACATTGGTTACTAAAAATCTATTATCATCCCCAAAATGTAAATAAGTATTTAAATCTTTTCTATCTCCAAATTTAGTGTTTATAGTCCAGTTTTTAAATTGTTGATTTGGTTCTTTGGAAAATAATGGTATAATTCTTTGTTTAATCTCTTCATAACTAGTTTCTACTTCAATGGAGCTATTGTCTGATGAAACTGATGTTATCTTACTAACAAATGGTTCGTAAACTGGTGTATATACCTGTTCTCCTTCTGGTGCCTGTGGAAATAAAGTAAAAGTAAATTCTGGAAGAACCAAACCTGAAGAAATGTTATTAAAATAGAGGTCAGCTCTTATGTCTAATTGACTAACCTCAGTTATATTTACATCAAGTTTAGACACATAATTTATTATATCTAATTCAACTTCATCATTATAATTACCACCACCTTGTTTCTCAATCTCTTTACTAAATAAAAGTTCACCATTGTAGTAAACCCTATAAACTGTCAAAGACCAATTGTCTAACCCACCGTTGAAAGTAATTTGAGTATCATAAAATTCTGGAAGTGGATTTAATAAACCAATTCTAGCACCATCTTCTACTTTGACAGCATTTGGAGCTTGAGGATAACTACCATCTTCATACCACCCATCTCCAAGAGCATATGGAAATTCAGCATAAGGGACATCTGATGTGTTCGATAAAGCTTGAAGTTCTAATTGTACTTCAGTATCTGTTCCAAAAAGATTATTTTTTTCTGGTAATTCTATATAGGGTTTACTTGCCATTAGTGAGTCTCTATTATTGCAGGTAAATGAATTGTAGATTCATCATTTGCTGTATTATCTTTTATTGTTAATTTTATACCAAGATGTAAATTTTTACTAAATAATTGTAGTCTAAGTCTACCACCAGGTCTAGTATTGACACCCTCACCACTTGCTTGTCCAGTTACAGTTTGAACTGCTCTAAATTCACTTTGTGCATCACGTGTTGCATACTCGTCACCTGGTGTTACAATTCTAAAATCTCCACCTTCGTCTTCACCATCTGATCTTGGTTGTACTCTTTCAAATTTTTTGTCACCATTTGATTTTCTATCCATATCAAAACCAGTTACTTCCCATGTATATGTTGTAGATGCATCTGCTCTTAATGACGAATTACTAACAATATCTATTTCTGGTCTAGGATCATCATGTGTTAAATAAACTACATTAAATGTACTATCGGATAAATTTCTAACATCGCCTATAGTTCTACCATCACCTTCAAAATCTATACCACTTGTACCTTTTGAAATAGTTACACCATCTTCTATATCTTTAAAATAATCATAAGCAGGTGAAAAATATACGTCACCAAACTTATCCGTAGAGTTTTTTTCTATATTTTTCGTACCAGCATTTTCGTCTAAAAAGAAACTTGCTTGAAGTAAATCACCACCAATCTGTTCAGTTGGATTTAAACCTACTTGGTCTGCAGTAACAACAGGTGGTGGAAAAATTCTATCCACTAAAAAAAAATTTGGTATGGATATAGTACCACCTATCATAGATTGTTCAAACATTGGACTACCTTCATCTGTAGAAAATTTTATTTGTTTTGAGTTTCCTTTTTCTGTATCTGTATTACCTACAAACTCTATGTTACTTAAATCTGTTCCATCTGCAATAACTTTTTTATTTCTTGCTGCAAGTCTGTAAAAATCTCTAAGATATTTTTCGTCTTGTATTCTTTGTGCTATTAACCTTATCTCAGTTCTAGATGGTGATATCTCATGAGATATATATTTATTTTCTTTTATAAATAAACTTTTATCTATTTCATTTATGTCAATATCCCCATTAACAATTTCATCATTTTCATTTGTAACAAGAGTTTCATATGAACCAGCTACTTTTCTTAAAAAATTATAGGTAACTTTAAACCTACCTCTATCATATCCTAACTTTCTAAGAATAGTACCAGTTTTTAACTTTATACCACCCTTTTCAGAATCATAATAATAATCTGAAGAATCTGCAACTGATGTTTCTAATAGATTATCACTGGTGTCATATATCATGACCTCAATATAATCTTCAGAACTATTACCAAAATATCCACCAAAGTATGAATTTTTTGGTTCATCATATCTAAACTTTTTTTTAGTAAGTAATAATTCTTTATCACTTTCTTTTAATTTACTTCTTGCCATTAGTCTACTGGCTCCCCTTCTGGTATACTATCTATTATATCTAAAGTTCTAGTTTTTACGTCTCTCCAATTTCCATTAATTGCATAAAAAGTCTGTAAATCAGGAAATGGTCTTTTTTGATTTCCATCTATTAACCACTTTCTAACATCAGTAGGAATGTCTGATGTTATAGTATCACCATTTTGTAATCCATCTGGTAACGGGTCTGCTACTTCTATTTGCAATAATTCTGAAAAATTTCTATCTATAACGTTTTCTGCAGGATTACCCTTGACAGATTCATTTATACTATCAGTTTGTATAGAACAAGATTCTTTTTCAATTAAATCTTTAAAATCTGTATAACCAAGTTCTTCTATATTTATCCTATTTAATTCAGTATCTAGTGTGGAATATTCAGGATTACTATTTAGTACAGCATCTTCTATTCCTAAACGTGTAGTAATATCTTCAAAAGAATATAAGACACCCTCTTCATTTCTAAATAAATTTTTAGCACGAGAAACTAACTCAGATAAATATTCACTTCTAAGTTTGTCTACAAAATTATTGTAGAACCCAACATTATTCAACTCTTCTTTTGTGTAAGGCATTACTGACTAACCTTGAACGTGAATCCTTCGTTAAAATATTGGTCAAGTTCATCAACACCACTACCACTTCGGACTCTAAATTCTAAACGATAGTATCTTTCAGGTTGATAACCATTTAAATCCAACATAAAATAATTACCAGTAGAGTCACAACTTAATTTTGAACCACTACCATAAGGAACAATTACTTCTTCAGTTTCTGCATCTAATATAGAATAAAAAGATGAACCACTTGGTAAATATTTTACAGATAAGTTAGCTGGTGTTGTAGAATACGAAGCTTCAGGAAATCTTTCTCTACCAACTAATCTAAATTTTACTCTAGAATTTTCCTTGTACTCTGGTCGTAGTCCTTTCATATAAATCGTCATATCTTCTAAGTTTGCCATTGTTAATGGTGAAAGGGAACCACTATCCCAACTAGAGTCATCCCAAACTGTTTCCAATGTTGGTGGATATTTTGTATGTGTGTCGGAAGAGAAAAACGATAAATCACCAAAAAGTTTTGTACTACCTTCGTCTGCATTAGAATCTAAATTTCCAATACTACCACTTCGTTTTACTATAAATCCATCATTAGAAATAGAACCTGACAACCATTGGTTGACAATATCTGTTACGTTCATTCTTATATCAACAGTTTTATGGTTGATAGAATGAGAAGCTTCATAACCACTTCCACTATACCATGTTCCACCACTAGCACTAATTGAACTATCCCAAATAGTACCAGCTGTTAAACCATCTCTAAAATTCCAACTACAACCTTCCTCTGTAATTGGATTGTCATATGAATGTCCTTGTCCCATTGTCCATGATTGACTGACAGGATAAGCATAAATGCTTTGTGATATATCTAGGTTACTAGATTTTGCATCAAATAAATTTAAATAATATGATGGATTGGTTATTGTACCATCCACTATCGAAGATGATATTTCTGCTAAATCAAATTTAATAAGTATTCTAGATACATTTACTGAATCACCAGCATCACTAACTGTTTTTTGTATTTCTAATACTTCATCTAATCCAGCATTTAAACTACCACTTTTTTGGTAGATAGTTGTATCTTTTTCTGCAAATGTAAAATAATGCATTATTACTCCCTAACTCCTAAATTATCACCCAATACTTTTCCTTTAATATCTGAGTTAGGGAACTTAACTTCAAATATACTAGGATCTAATGCTGGGTACAAAATTCCACCACGTAACGATGTGTTTATATCAAAGAAATTACCAGAGTAACCTTGAGCAATTTGATACTTGTTTTCGATTACAATTGGTAAATTATTCGGATTGTTTTCTGTTGGATTTACAACAGTTGCAACACCATCAACTAAAGATAACTCATAAACCAAATCTGCAAGAACAATTGGTTGTCCTATCTGCCATCTATCAATATCAAAGAAATCTTGTACGGCACTAACACATCTTAATAAAACTTCATTTTTATTAAAACCAACCTTTGTTAGTATTGAAAAGTTAACTGCTATGTTAATAATATAAGCATCTTTAATATTAATAGCATCAGTAACTAATCTAAATTGTGATAAATATGTTTTTAAATTTTGTTTAGTTGTCTGTGTTAATCTAGATAATTTTTTATTAGAATCAAATCCAAGAGTGTACATATTCATTGCTAATGGATTTGGAATATTATTAACTTGTAAATCTTTTAAACTTTTACCTACATCTGAATTAGTAATTTCACGTTCTAATGTTTCAGCCATACCAATTTTACTTAGTTGTTCATCTTGAGACATGTGAACTTTTGAAACCGTTCCATATTTAGCTGGTAGAGAATAAGCTCTTACAATATAGTCTTCCTTAGTTACTGCTCTAGATTGTGCTTGAAAATATGCTAATGCATTTTCTCGTGTTTCTCTAACAGCCTCACCAGACGAACCACCAGTTGCAGGTTTAGGATTATTAAATGCAACGGAATCTTTTGATTCTTGTACAAGTGTAGTAGAAAGACCATTATCATTAATAGTAAAACTTATTACTCCCAACTGATTAATATCACCCATACTTACATTATCGTCAACACCACCACCATGTGAATACTCTATGGTCAATGTTGTGTTTGCTGGTGCCATACCAAATGTACTTGTCTTTAAAAAGTTAGAAGGATCGAAAGCAGTTGTTAAGTAAGACGGACTACCTGGTAAATTAGAACCTACGTTTGTAGGATTAGGGATAATTTCTTCATCAGGATTATCTGATATACCAGCTCCGAATCTTAAAACAGTTTCGTCATTTTCATTTATGTAAGTTGTAAATCTTCTTGATACTTTTTTTAATTTTAATATGTAACCTACTTTTTCTCTATCTCCAACAGATGAAGGATCATTTGCTGAGTTATTTTCCATATCCTCGAATACAGTATCTCTTGCCAAGGAATCAACTTCATACCATTTATTACCATCACTATCAGTACAAGATATAATTTCAATTACATCTGAATTTGCTAATCTAATTTGTGGATATTTCTCTGCAGTTCCAAAATCAAAAAACTCTGTAGTTATTTCTCCACTTCTTGCTTTTATTTTTTTCTTCAATAAAAATTTTGTAGGTTCACCTGCATCAGTTTCAAAAATGTTTACTTCTCTAGTATCATACGAACTAGAGAATTTGAAGTTAACATCTTCTAAAGTTCTAAAAGTAGTTCCATTTGAACTTGCGTTTACTTGAGTTCCTTCGTCAATTGTCAAAGCATATCTAAAATCTGGCTTACCGTTAAGTGCTGGAACTGTTTGAAATACATCAAGAACAACATCAGCTGGTGAAGTTGTTTTTGGTTTATATCCAAAAGATTGTGCGATATTATAAACGTTTCTCTTTTCTTCAGCATATGCTAAAAGAGTTTCTCTAAATTGTGAATCGATATAATAAGAAAGAACATCACCAACATAAGAAGCCATTTCAATAAACATCATACCAGGTGATGCTTCATTGAAATCGTTATATGTGTTTGGAAAATATTGTTTAGCAAATTCTATAAGATTTGATTTAAAATCACTAAAATCTTTATTCAAATAATTTACAGATTTTACTGTATCTTTTTTTATACTTGTACGTGCCATTAATATCCTCCAGTACTACTACCATCAATTTCTGTTCCCTCTATGGTATCCAATGTTAAAGATTGATTTACCTCTGGATCTAATGTGGTAGAGTATTTTATAGTAACAATAACAGATTCAGCATTATCTTCACTTTGTAAAGTAGCTATATCTATTATGGTAATATATGGTAAAAATTTATTTACTGCTTGTGTAATTGTTTCCGAAACTTTTTGTGGTAACTTTTCATCCATTGGTTCAAAACACACTTCTCTAAGTCTACATCCAAACTCTGTATTTCTAGGTCTTTCACCGGGATATGTTAACAACAAATTTCTAAGATTGTGTCTAGATTGTTCTAATGAATTTTTAGTCAAAGCAAAACTATTGTTGTTGTCTGCTCGTAAAGGAAAAGACAAACCAACATAGGTTCTAGGATCTAAATCTATTTCTCTAGCACTTCTTGGCATTAACCCAATCCTCCTTGTTTCTTCTTATCTAAAGCTTTCATTAATTTACTATAATCCTTTGTTAATGCATTAGTCACATGGTCTGGTACTTGGTCAACAGACATTCCAGCTTTCTTTATAGTATCTACAGCAACCATGTCACGTTTAACTTCATC